CTCAACAAAGACTTGTGGCTATCGTAGAAACTAACGATGGTACTTACTGGGTTGTTGGTTACCAAAATGGTCTTGAATTGAATGCTGGAACTTCTGCAACGGGTACGGCTTTCGCTGACCTTTCGGGTTACAGCTTGACCTTTAGCGGAATGGAAGCCGAGCCGATGGTTGAGATTGATGCCGCAGATGTTACTGCATTGACTATTTAATTCGTATCTTCACTTTCTCTTTTTCATTGTTCTGTTGAAAATGCCCTGACTTCGGTTGGGGCGTTTTCGTTTGGCACAAAAACTAACTTTTGCTATTTAAAGAAAAACAAGCATGGCATCGACCGTAACACCAGCAACCGCAACGGTTCAAATAGTTGAAAGTCTAACGCTCGGAGGAGTGGATAGAGGCGGCACTCATACGCGCACGATTAACAATGTCGCAGAGGCTGACCGTAGAGTTATGACAGTTGACTCGGCTAACGAAATAGACCTGATTGAACTGAACACAAACAACGGACAAGGCAAGTTTGTACGTTCATCTGTTAAGTACATCCGTATAACCAACTTGGATAACACCAACTTCATTCGCGTAAGATTCAAAAAGAGCGGAGCAGAAACAGCAGACGTTAAGGTTGATGCTGGGGCTACCTTCATGCTATCGACTGGTAGCATGGATGCAGACACGGGTGCTGGAGCGTTTAGCGCATTTGTGGACATTGACAACATCAGCGCACAAGCTGACACAGCAGACTGCGATATTGAATATGTAGTGCTTGCAGTTTGATAAACATCGAACGAAATAGCGCAAACGAGATAGCTTTGACCCTGACTGAAAAGGGAACGGCTGCTTACTACCTGTTCAAGTTCCAATCGGATAACACGGAGGCGGTTGAATATTGTGTTGCTACGGATTCAAGTCTTTACCCTGAGCGCTTTAACAGGTTCACCATCACAGAACAGACAAGCCCGGACAATCTGAACGCAGAGGTAGAACTTCCAACAGAGGGACAATGGCGGTACTTCGTTTACGCTAACTCTTCAGCTTCAAATTTAGACCCGACAGGATTGACCGAACTCGAAAGCGGTATTGTGAAAGTAACGGGAACAACAACACCAGTAACCACCTACTCAGGCGGCAACTCAAACTATGTAGTCTATGGCTCTTAAAATCTTAAACTTCGGAGCGCATAAAGTACCGACCTTCAAGGAGGCGAGAGGCAAGGATTGGATTCTATTCGGGGACGAGGGCGAATATAAAAACCGATACCCTGAGTACCTTCTGAACCTTTACCGTAGAAGTGCCAAGCATCATGCTATAATCAACTCCAAAAAGGACTACGTAGTTGGTCAGGGCTGGTCAGTAGATGCAGAAGGATTGGACACTATGGGGCTTGCGAGATTACAGCAGTTCATAAACGAGCCGAACCAATACGAAAGTCTGAACGACATCTTGGAAAAGGTTGCACTTGATTATGAGCTTTACAACGGCTTCGCTTTAGAGATTGTATACAACCAGCTTAACGACAAGATAGCGGCTATTTATCATGCTGATTTTGCACGGTATCGGTCAAATGAGGACGGTACGAAATACTACTACTCAGAGGATTGGAAGAAACACAACCCAGTTGTTGAGGAAATAGACGCTTTCAATTGGAAAGAGCCAAGCGGTAAGCAGCTGCTTTACGTAAAGGGTTACTCACCTGACTGCAAATACTACCCATTGCCGACTTACTTAGGTTCGACTTCTTACATTGAACTCGATACTGAAATAGCCAACTTCCACCTCAACAGTTGCAAATCGGGATTCGTTGGCGGGACAATCGTATCTTTTCACAATGGCGAACCTACGCTTGAGGAGCAAGAAATCATTGAAAATCAGATAGTTAGCAAATTTTCAGGTACAGATAACGCTAATTCAATAGTGTTAAACTTCGCAGATTCTAAGGAACGAGGCGTTGAAATTCAGCAACTAAACGGTAACGATTTCGACAAGCGTTTCGACATTCTAAACAAGACCGTACAAAGGGAAATCTACGCTGGGCATCAAGTAACCGACCCAGCTCTATTCGGTATCAAAGAGGATGGAATCTTCACGAGCAGAAACCAATTGGTAGACAGCTTTGAGTTATTCCAAAACACCTACGTGAACAACCGACAGCAGTTCATCGAAAGAGTGTTCAATGAGTTGGCAGCATTGCAAGGACTTTCGAACCGTCTATTCATTCAAGACACTGAGCCGATTTCTATTCAATTCAGCGAGAACACGGTTGTTAGCGTAATGACGCAAGAAGAAATAAGAGAGAAAATCGGGCTTCCTAAACTTGAACAACCGCTACAAGCTGCCAAGACTTCAAAGGATGAGGACGATGTTCTTATTGAGTACTTCAAGAACTGCGGCTCTACGGACTACGAACCAGTCGGAAATGGCAAGGCTCTGAACTTTGAAAGCGAAACCTCCGCAAGATTACACGAGGAACTGAACCGAAAGTATTGGTTTGCTGAGATTGACCCGTTAGATACGGCTATCCTGAACATCCTAAAGGAGAATCCAGCTACTCCATTCTTGGCAATAGCAGAGCAGCTACAACTATCGATTGAGAGGGTAATGGCTGGGCTTCAAAGATTGAACGAAGCGAACGCTATCAAGATAGCCATTGACGAGGTTCTTGACTCTACGCAAAGAGCCGTAGAAGTAACCAAAGAAGGCGAACGGTTGCTTGAAGAGATACCACCAGTTGAAGAGGAGTTCGTTATTCGTTACGTTTACTCTAAACGACCAGAGGCAAGCGGTGCGGCTATCATTCCAACTACTCGACCATTCTGCCGTGAGTTGGTTCAAGAAACACAAGCTGGCAAGAGCTGGAAACTTACCGAGATTCAAGACATTGGAGTAAGTCAAAATAGAAACGTTTGGATGCGAGGCGGTGGCTTTTGGGGTAAGTCATACCATTGCCGACACTATTGGGAGCAGAAACTTATGAGAATTAAGAAGAATGGCTAACGTCTTATTCATATCGGAAACATTTCTCAAGGACAACACGCTCCTTCACGAGAACATCGACTTCAAATATCTGCGACCTGTGGTGTTGATGTGCCAAGACATCCACATTCAGCACAAAATCGGGACTACTCTTTACAACGAACTCAAGACTCAGATAACGAACTCCACGTTAACGGCTGCTAATCTTACACTTTTGGAGGATTACATCCAGCCTTCTTTACTTTATTGGGTTCAAGCCGAAGCACCGACTGCCATTAGCTACAAGTTCTTAAATAAGGGCGTACACCAACAGAGTTCTGAGAACAGTTCAAACGCTTCTTTGGATGAAATCAACTTCATTTCCAAGCGTTACAAGGACAAAGCGGAATGGTATACGGAAAGGCTCGTTACTTTCCTTTTAGAAAACGAATCTGACTACCCAGCTTATGCTAACCCTGACGACGGTCTTGACACTATCCAACCCGATACACGAACCTACACGACAGGAATGTTCTTAGGACGCAGACCGAAGTTCATCAGTTTAGAGGACAAATATGAGTACAAACGCAAGTAAGAGAAATCAAGCGAAGCTAAAAGCATATGTACACGCTCAACGAAATACTAACCATAATCGAGAACCAAGCCGCAGCTCATCTGCAAGTGAGACAGTATGGTCAGGGGGACGTTTGGGAGATAAACCCAAAGGAGCTTGACTATTTAGTTCTGTGGGCAATCGAGGAGAGCGTTGTATTATCGGAAAGGACATTGACCTACAACATCCGACTTTTAGCGATGGACAGGGTTCTTCCGGGCGAGGAGAACGAACAGGAAGTAATGAGCGATACCATACAAGTTTTACTTGACTTCGTTGCTTACTTTCGACAGCTTCATACCACAGATTTAAGCATACAGACGAGCGTAACGCTTGAGCCTTTTACCGAACGATTTGACGACAAGGTAAGCGGACATTCTTGCGTTTTATCTATCACACAACCATACGACTACAACAAGTGTCAAATACCAAACTAAAATGACTGAATCACAGAAACTAATCGGAACACGCGGCTGCAAACTCCTGACAGGAACGGGAGCTTTGACAAGTTTAAAAGGCTACGCAATCATAGCACAAGAAGATACGGTGTTCACTACCTTTGAAGTGGATGGCGTTGATGCCCTTGCCGCCTTTGGACTTTCGGGCGCAACGGTAAAAGCTGGGGCGTATATCGTTGTTCCTTCAGGCGATGCAATCACAGCCATCACCATGTCCAGTGGAAGCGTTATCATTTATAACCAATAAGCTATGCCATCTATTCTAACAAGACCAAGTGGCGGTGGAGGAGCAGGAGGCGGTTCTGTTTCCGTTGTCGTTTCAGATGCATCACCAAGCATTGGCGATATTATTACAATCACAGGAACGGCAAGCGGTTTTACGCCTGACAATTACTACTTTGTGATTGACAATGGAACTGATGATGCCATATTGATAGCAGACCAGTCAGGTAACGCTTACAATTGGACTATTCCAACATTGTCAACGGGCAATTATACTATTTATGTGTTCGGTGTTGAAAACGGAACACCTGATGTTGTAGGCGGTGGAAGTGTTGACGTAACTATTTCAAGCAACTTCCTTCTTGACACACCAGAAGGAACAGGCGCAAACTTTGCCTTTGCATTTTTCCGATTACGCGCAGCTTACACAGGTGAAGCGGCATTGATAAGAAGGTCAAGCGATAACGCACAAGAATCATTCTTTTTTGATTCGAACGGTGTATTGAGTCTTTCAAGCGAAGATGGTGCTGGTGTTACATTAGGCGATTGGATAGGCGCAAATGACGGTTATTTGGTTACGGGTTATTCACAAGACACATCAGGTGTAACATTTACAGCATCGAACGCGGCAGACCAACAGCGTATAATCATTGGCGGTGTGTTGGTTGACATTAACGATGCGGTTGCAATGGTAGGTAATAATGACACTTACGTAATAAGCACATCATTAACGGTCAATTCAGCTTTTGTAGTGGCTGAAAATGATGGTTACAACACGGTGAATGCCGTTATAGGTGGCAATTCACAAGGAATGCATTTCGGTGGTAGTTTTGCTGGAATTAATGGAATAGGCATGGGAGATGGGTCTAATACTGTAATGACAACCGTTGAAGACCTGAACCCTCATTTAGCATCATACTTTGTAGATTTCGGAATATATGTTGACGGTAACTTGGAGCAAACAGGAACTATTAACGACCTGACCATAACAAGAGTAGCTGGGCGTGAGGATTTAGCCACAGGTGGAATCAACGGAAAAATAGCTTGTATCGTTTCGTACGCAACCGATAAGACTTCAGACAGAGCAGCAATAGAAGCAAACATTAACAGCAACTTCACGCCAAGTATATTACCATGATGTTACTACCATTTGATACAAAAGAAGCAGCAGACGAACGTAACAGTTTTGAAGCGTTCAAACGTGGCTGCCAGCCGCCTACCATCTATTGGTGGTCAAACCCTATTGAGTACAACGGACAATGGTGTTTAGATGTGCTTGATGGTGATGGGCTGACACAGGAAGAAATTAGCAGATGCATAATAGTTGAAGAACCGTAACACATGGACGCAATTTTAGAATCACTTGCCAACTACGGAATAGCAGGAATCTTTCTTGCTGTTTTGGTTTACTACTTGAACAAGCTGACAGACATCCACCGAGAAGAACGTAAGGAATGGCAAGACGCTAACAATCAACACGTTGACAAGTTCAGTGATGTGATATCGGAGAACACGAAGGCGTTGACTGAAATGCGTTCAGAACTCAAAGAGAACCGTTGCAAAATGTAAAGTGGTGCAATATCGCACCAAGAGAATGTGACTGCAAAGATGGAAACTGCGACCAAAAAGACACGACCAAGCGCGGCAAAGTTAGCCGCAGAGGTAATAAAGGAGTTTGAAGGGTATTCTTCAAAGCCTTATCTGTGCCCGGCAAACATTCCAACAATCGGCTACGGTAATACCATGTACGCAAATGGCGAACGGGTTACAATGGACGACCCCGAAATCGACAAGAAGGAAGCTGAGAAGATGCTACTCGATACAATTAAAACCGTAGAGAAGCAAGTCAAAAACGTGGTGGAGGTCAAACTTCCAGCGCATAAGTTAGCCGCTCTTATTTCCTTCACTTACAACGTAGGCATCGGCAACTTTTCAAACTCAACTCTTTTGGCTTGGTTAAATTCAAATCCTGACTTTCCAAGAATACCCGAACAATTCCGCAGATGGAACAAAGGAGGCGGCAAGGTTCTGAACGGTTTAATCAGAAGGCGAGAAGCCGAAATAGAACTTTGGGAGGGGACGTCACGATACATTTAGTAAAGGTCTACACACCTTACATTTTATCTTTCTTGCTGGGCGTTATCGTGGCTTGGCAAGGTTGCGGAGGTGAACCTGATGTTATTACCATTGAGAAACCAATCCACACAACCAAATACGTTGACCGTTGGCGTACTGATACCGTTCGTTTTGTTTCTAAGCAAATAGTAACGCGACGCGATACCGTCTACTCGGAAAAGATAGTTACTCGTTTAGACACATTGTTAAAGGTGGATACGGTCAAGATAGTGGAAACATGGCTGTCAGAGGTCAACTGTTATGACACTACGGTCAATGATGTCCGGGTAAGGTGGCAGAACTATCAGAACATCACCGAAAATCTTAGCATTGATTACACGCCTAAAGTGGTAGGTGCAAAATTTGCACTTGGCATACATGGTAACGTCGGCTTGATTTCTGATTTTGAAAGTCAGTATGTGCCAATGTTCGGGGTCGGTTTGCACGGGTCGATAAAAAAAACCTACCTTAGCGCAAACTACGGCTATAATGGTCAGCACTTTATCGGTGTTGGCATTGGTCGAAACATAATCAGTAGATGAACTACTACTATTATCAAGATGCTGAAGTTCGAGAACAGATAGACGAACTACTCCAGCAGAATGCTACAATCCAATCCAACTTAGGAACAGAATCCACAGCCGAAGAGCGAGAAGAAGCCAAGCGCAAGTGGATGGAACTGGCTAAACAGATACGGGAAATAGACCCAAAGTTTTACCGAGAACGCATAATGCCGCAACACAGATGAAAGGAGAAATTGTCAAGGAGTATTTGGAGCATCCTGAATGGGGAAGCCTTCCGAGTTTAACGCTTGCACGTTTGATTTATAAAGACAACGTGGAGGTCTTTAAAGATGTTGAGGATGTAAGGTCTAAAATACGTTATTATCGCGGACAGTCTGGAGATGTACATAGGAAACGGACAGGAGCGCAAGAGTTCAAATCAGAGCCAGCTCAACACGCTAAAGCCTTGGGAGTTGCTAACCCGTTCGGGCTACCTGAATCAGACGAGGAGGAGTGGGATCCGTTTGTTCTTCCTGAAGGCAACAATCGAATACTTTTACTGTCTGACATTCACGTTCCTTATCATAACATCCAAGCACTCACGAAAGCTATTGAGTACGGAAAAGAGAAGAAGGTCAACGCTGTGGTTTTGAACGGAGATACGTTGGACTGTTATGCCCTTAGCCGTTACGAAAAAGACCCACGTAAACGAGGCTTCGCGGCTGAACTTGAAGCCTGTCGTCAACTGCTTGGTATTCTTAAACGTGAGCTTGACTGTCCAATTTACTTTAAACTCGGCAACCACGAGGAACGTTACGAGGCTTACCTTAGAACCAAAGCACCTGAGTTACTCGGCACTTCAGAGTTCACACTTGACACTTTGCTGAAGTTCGGAGAGTATGGCGTTACGTTAATTCAAGACAAGCGAATTATCAAAGCTGGAAAGCTGAACATCCTTCACGGGCATGAGTTCGGGCGGTCTGTCTTTAGTCCAGTTAACCCAGCGAGAGGGTACTACATGAGAGCCAAAGCGTCCGTTATCTGCGGTCATAACCACCAAACTTCAGAGCATACAGAGAACAACTTGGAGGGCAAGATTGTCACCACATGGTCAACTGGGTGTCTTTGTGAAATGAACCCGATGTATATGCCGATAAACAAGTGGAATCATGGATTTGCTTTTGTGCAGATTTCAGAAGGTGGAGATTTCGAAGTGGATAACCTCCGCATAATCAACGGTAAAATAAGATGACAACCTTTCTTTTGACGGCTATTCTGTTTCTTATCCTGTTGGTTGTGGGGTTGTTGGTCTATCTTCTTTACGCGGTCCGGGCAATCATCGACACTCAAGACGTTATTTTCGATGCTGCGGTTAATGCAGAGGAGATGTACAAGGAGATAGAGATGAACCAAGAGGCGATTATGAACGCCCATTTTAAGCAGAATTGAGTTCAAACTGAAAATATTTTCACTTTTTTTGGTCTAAATGTTGTGAATATTCAAAACAATTGTTTTATATTTGAGCCATCATTAACGGGGTAACCCACTAAAAACAGAACAAAATGACAATCGAAGAAACAATCCAAATGATTAACCTACTAAAGGCAGAAAACAACCCAAGCAATAACCAAGCATTCAAGTAATAATCAAGGGGTAACGGGTAATGCCGACCCCACAAAAGAACGGGACCATGAACCACTTACAATTCGAACTAACCATGTCAAACAAGCAGATACCAGCCTTCATTCGGTTGGTTGCTCGAAAGGCACTTTATGACCTACGTACGGCATACGTTGACGCAGGAACAATCCGAGTACAACCGTTTGAGTTTTGGCAGATTGTCAAGCACTCAGGCGCAGAGCCTATCAAGTCAGGGCTTTACACCTTCATTCGCATTTATGACGACCACTCAAACGCGGTTGACATTCAATGTTTAAATTCGTAAATTCAATTTTTATTAATCATCAAAAACAGAACAGATGAATGAAACACAGAAAGAGAGGCTTCAAACCCTCGCAAAAGAGAACGGTCTAAACAAAGACCACTTCTTTAAAAGCCCACAAGGGTTCGTGATAATAACCCGACAAGGCATTGAGCGCATCCAAGCGCAAAGAGCCATCCGAGTTACCTACGATGTTGTCAGCTTATCCGATGACCTGAAGCACGTAGTCATAAAAGCTACTGGCGAGATGGCACGACCTGACGGCTTACCCGTAATGATGGAAACCTTCGGGGAATCAGCGCCTGACAATACTCGGCAGAAGTACCCGGTTGCAATGGCTGAGAAGAGAGCACTATCACGTATCGTTTTAAAGCTTAGCGGTATGTATGAGTTAGGAGTGTTCGGTGAAGATGAATCTGATGACTTTAAAAGAGCGTAAGATGGAAGAGCAAGGAATTTATGAGGCAATAAGCAGCTCTGAACAACGCTCAGAAGAATGGCACGCACAAAGGTTAGGGAAGTTCACAGCTTCCCGCTTTGGCGACCTGATGACCAACAGCAGAAAGAAAGACGAAGTGCTTGGACAGACCGCTATCAGTTACATCTACGAGAAGGCTGCCGAAATTCTAACGGGCGAACGCAAGGAGGTCTTCGGTGCTGCTTTGGATTGGGGTAACGAATACGAACCAATCTGCAAGGCTTACTACTCAGAACTCAAAGGCGTAACCATTGAAGAAATGCCGTTCACTTTGATAAACGACTACTCAGGTGCAAGTCCTGACGGCATGGTAGATGGCGAACTCATCGAAATCAAATGCCCGTACAACACCGCGAACCATCTAAAGACCGCTTTCGAGGGTTATATCGACCCTAAGTATATGTGGCAGATTCAAGGGCAAATGCTGGCAACTGGAGCGTTAGCCTGTCGGTTTATTTCCTTCGACCCACGTATTAAGGACGAACGCTTTAAACTGATTGAGATTAGAGTAGAAGCAGACCTTGAGATGCAAGAACAACTCCGCGAACGATTAGCGTTTGCAAATGATTATCTTCGTAACCTTTTAAACATCAAATAATGGAAAACAAAGTGATTTTTGTGGATGGCTTGAACGTCTACACACCGAACGAGAACGCCCCTGACTGGGTCAAGGCAAGCATGGTAATTAATCCGAGCAAGCTGGTTAAGTGGTTGCAGCAAAATGACGACTATCTGAAGGAAGGCAAGCACGGGCTTGAACTTCGGTTGCAGATTAAGCAGTCAGCACAGGGTAAGTTATACGCAAGCGTTGACACTTACGAGCCAAAACTTAAGGAAGAGGTAACTTCTAAACAAACAGTAGTTGAAGAAGAAAGTGATCTCCCGTTCTAAAATTGTCAAGGATTTAGATGCAGTCTTTAGCCGATTCATTCGGTTAAGGGCTGCAAATCTTGACGGCTTTGTGGAGTGCTACACTTGCGGAAGAAGTTACCATTGGAAGAAAATACAATGCGGGCACTTTATGTCCAGAGCGAGGTACGCAACAAGGTGGCACGAGGACAACTGCCGACCGCAATGCTACGGATGTAATGTAATGCAGCAAGGCAGACAGTATGACTTCGGGCTAAACTTGGACCGGGAACGCGAAGGGTTGGCGGAAGAGATGCACCAGCTCAGCTTAACGACTGTAAAGTTTGCAACGTGGGAACTGGAGGAGATGCTCAAAGAGTACAAGGACAAGGTCAAATCCTTAGAATCCTGAACTTCCTAAGTGATATTTTTTTTGCCGTAGTGTTTTGGATATTCAAAAGATTATTATATTTGAGGCATCAATTAAAAAACAAGAACAAATGACAACTCAAGTAACAATCGAAAGCGAACTAAAAAGAAGAATGGATTTGGTTGAAAACCCTGACTTCAGAAAGTCATGTGTTGAAATAGCCAAGAAACTCGGAATCAGCGCAAATGACTGGAACGAGAACAAAGGTTTGCTTCT